GGAACAAATAGCAACACCTACCAGTTCCCCATCATTGTTAATACATCCTAAAGAGAACCTATGACCAACAGCAGGTTTATGGTGTCTATGCCATTTTTGTATTGCACCATTAGCCTCTGATAAATCTAGTGGAATGATAGTAAGTGGGATTACAAACCCTCTCTGATTTGTTCAGTACGACATCGTTTTGGTGTTGTTTTGGAATAATCACGGCTTTTAGGACGTAATTGATACAATGGGCAACCTTTGGAAGTACAACCCTCAATTTGCTCTAAACGAGTACCTTTTGAGTATTTATCGTAAATACACTCAGTACACATTTTATTTATGGCTAAACGTAAGGATGCCATTTTCAACCCTCCGGTGAGTGGAGACAACTATATATATAACGTGGCGCGAAAATTTCGGGGTATGGGGTAGTTGAAAAAAAATATTTTTCCAATTTGAATTAATAAAATCAACAACTTAGATCATTATAGAGGATATAATACTCCATCAATACCAACAATATCAGCAGCTTACATTATATTGAGCCAGATTAATGACCGCGATCATATAGAATTGCCGATCATTCTGTATATTTTGGAACGAGTGAGTGCTTAAGGACTCTATTGTTCTAACCCTATCTATATGAACCATAAAGCCATTAATAAGGTTAATAAGGCTTTTTGTTCTTATTTGGAAGTTTTAATGTTTTCTTTGTTTTTTTATTGGTCATAATTCATTCTTATCCACAGAGTTATCCACATCCAGGAGGTAGTTATCCACAGGTTATTAAAAATATAAATAGTGTGATGTAGTTCACATTTTAATAATATTGTTATATAAAAGGCTTGTATTAATAATTAGTATTCAAAGTGTATTTTGTATAACTAAATAGAGGTCAAATAATATGAAAAAATCAAAGGTAATAATTAAGAAAAAAGATAGACCTGTATCTTTTACAGTTAAGAATGCAGACACCGGCAAAATGGTTAAAGTCAGTACTGTTGGCGGTCTGTTATCAATAAATAATAGGAGTAATAAAAATGGGTAAACATGATTTTTGCAGAGGTTTATTAGCACAAATTAGACCATATGTAGAACAACACGTTCCTATTGCACTAAGAAAAACAATGTGGACGTATATACATAGATTGGGTTATCAATCGCAAGGAGAGTTTCACTTAGGCGAAGGTAGTAATGTAGCTTTCTATAATCTTAATGATGCTTGTTGTCACTACCACGCAAGGTATCAAGGATGGGCAAAATATCTTGAAAGTATTGGTGTAGAATTTGATGATGATGTTTAGTCGAAACGTCTGGCTCATTTATTTGAGTCAGACTTCAATAGGAGTTGACCTCCCTATTCTGATGAGACAGGTCATATATCAATAAATAATACAAGAGGTAAACAACTATGAAATTAACAAAAGAACAAAATAATGAAATAGCGAATATTAAAAAACCGCTTGATGAAAAACAAAAGGCTGTTTTTGATACCGCTTTCTATTTCAAATTTTTAACAAAAGGTAAATCATTTGACGACTCTATACACTCAGCAAAATGTGCTGTATTTGATATTCATCCTAGTGCTGAAGAAAGCAATAGAGATCGAGAAAAAGCCTTTAAAGTTGATTGGAGTAAAGAAGATATTAGAAGTTACAGCGATCAAGAATTAAGTCTTTTAGTATTTAATACAGAATGGCTCTATAAAGTAGCATTAAATAATGATACAGATAAATTTCTAACAATTATCAATAATCTCTATACTTATAGAGAAGAACAATTAGTTGATTTACTTGAAACTAGGGCTGAAGAATTAAACGAATTAATTATCGAAGATATATACTCAAATAGTGGAAAAGATTAAAATTAGTAAAATATAACCGATCTATTTGATCGGTTATGCTGTACTAATTTAGTACAATAAAGAGGAGATATAACTATGACATTACAAAAAGGCAAAAAATACATGAGGGCAAACATCCCGCCTCTATTTGATCTTGAATTTAATCAAGGTTTATGGAATACCGGTCATGTATGCCCTAAGGCAATAAACGATCAAATATTACTAGTTACTATGAATAAAAAGAATATTTATAGATATCTAGATAATTCTGATTATCATGATAAGGCTAATGGCAAGACCTTCATCTGGTCAAGTCAAGCCTCAACTACTGTTGAAAGTAAAAAAGGTCAAGCGGTTATTAATCATGTTAAGAATAATTCAAGTATTCATTTATTTGTTAGGAATTCTAAACTTGATCAATCTGGTAAGGCTGCGCCATTTGAATATTTTGGCAAATTACAATACATGAGCCACAATGGTGAATGCCCTATTAGTTTCAAATTCAAATATTTGGAGGCTTGATCATGAAAGAAAAAAGCAACAAAGTAGAAGAACTAAAAACTAATGTTACTAATATGCTTATTGATAATATCAATGAATGCCTTGCTAGTGATTGGAAAAAATCTTGGATCAATGTAGGTAAACCTCCATACGATCCAGTCTCCGATCATTACTATCAAGGCTTCAACATGCTTTCATTGTCATTATTAACCGCTTTCAATGGCTATTCTTGCGCTGAATATGCGACCTTTAATCAATGGAAAAAGATCGGCTTTGTTCCAAGTAAAGGATCAAAAGGCTTGAGTGCTTTACAGCCTTTGATGAGAAAAGGCACAGATAAGGAGTCTGGCGAAGATATTACTTTTATAGGCGGTTTTCGAGCCTATGCCGTTTTCAATGCTGATCAAGTTGTAGATATTGACAATGGTGATCCTTATAAACCTGAAAATTTAGACGTTCAATTGAATGAGAATGATCGCATTAAAAAGGCCGAAAAATTCTTTAATAATTGCAAGGTCAAAATGGTAGAAAATGGCGATGTTGCATGTTATATCCCTAGTAAGGATAAGATCATGATGCCAACATTAGAACAATTTGATAATGGTAAATCTTATTATGCAACATTGTTCCATGAACTAACCCATGCAAGTGGTCATAAAGATAGATTAAATCGCGATCTTAATAATGGCTTTAATGCGAAAGGCTATGCCTATGAAGAATTGATCGCAGAGATTGGATCGGCTTTTATAATGTCTCACTTAGGATTAGACCATAAACCAAGAAAGGATCATGCTCCATACTTAAAAGGATGGCTGAAAGGCTTGGAAAATGATATTAATTTCATTTTTAAGGCATCGGCTCAATCTGGTAAGGCATTAGACTTTTATAATAAAATGCAATAGATAGACCTCCGCCTCATTAAAGCACCAGAAAATGGTGCTTTTTTTTTGTCTGTAATATATCCAATATTTAGCTAATTGTTAAAAATCTCTAAAAAGCGGTCTAAAATGCTCTATATTAAATTTTGATATTCAAATGAATATTACTATTAAGTAAGCTGTAAAAACTCCATATGGATAAATTAGGTGCATTGTTTTCATATTTTCATGTTTTCTTATGTATAACAGAATATAAAAATATGCTTTTTTGGTGCTTTTTCTTTTTGTTTAATAAAATTTATTGTTTTATTAGATAAAATAAAATATTATTGAAATCCCTGAAACTATTGGAGAACTATATCAAATGTCGAGCAAAATTAAGAAGAAAATTGGTAGACCACAAAAGTATAACCAGGAAACTAAATTTAGGTGTTTCAGAATACCGAACAACCTGGATAAAAAAATTACACTCATGGCCTCAGATAAAAAAATATCAATGAATGAAGTTATTGTTAATGCACTTGATAATTTTTTCTACGGAGAAAAATAACTATGAAACATATATGCGGTTGCGATACTGACAGCAAATGGGAACAAATGATCGAACAATCTAAGAATGAAATAGGCAAGGATTTACTTGCTAATTTTTATGACTCAAGTCATGGCAATGATCTTTGTCCTAGTATGGCTAATGACTATTTAGGCATACAAATTTTTATTGATTATCCTTTTGAAGAATCGGAATGGGATAACATTAAAGATTATAGTAAATACACCATGCACTTTTTCGATAAAGAGCATAATTTTAAAGATAACGTAGTTCATTTTGACAAAATAGATGAAGTTAAATTAGCTATTGAAGTAATAAGAGGATCAAAACAATGAAAGCACTAATAGAGTTTACAGTTGAAGTTCCTATGATTTATTTCATTCCGATGCTTTGTTGTACGATAGCATTGTTGATGGAAAAATTTGATCTATAAATAACCAGGAGAAATAACTATGAAACAATTAAACCTTACTTATTTAATTACACCTTGTCATGGATATTTAAAGGTAACCAAACAAACATTTTTTGAAGATATGAAATTCAATGGTGGTGAATTTTCAAAATTTTCTTGGCAAAGCCGTGATGGTGATATGTTATATCTGGAAGAGGACTGCGATATGCCAAAATTCATAGGACTAGCAAAAGGAAAAGGTTATGACATTAACATTACAGAAAGATCAATTGGTTGGGATATTGGTCATACTGGCATTGAATTATCTGGTCAATTTTCAGACCGGAGTATACATAGTAAATCTTCCGTATTTTCATTAAAGGCAAGAGACGTTCACTCTCAGCGTGATGAAATAGAGGCAGAACGAATATGGAAAGCTATCAAGGCAGATTAATTATAGGAGATAAAACTATGAGTAAATTAAATAAAGGTAAATTAATTGGCACATGTGGCGTGGATTCTGGTCAAATTTTGATCATTGTAATACCTAATTGTCTCAAAAGAGACATGATCACATGGGGAGAGAATCACACATGAGAAAGAAAATAGAAATTGAAAAAACAGTACCAGGAAAAATATCCGGTAATGTTCATGTGTTAGATGCCGATACTTTTTGCAATAACAATAAAGATTGTTTACCAGAAACTTGCATAACAAGTATTAAAAATTTAAAGAAGGGTAAAACTGTCAAAATAGAATTACCAAACTATCCAAAATTAACTATCAAATTATACGGAGAATAACTATGGGGTACACAAATTATTGGTATCAAGAAAGACCATTCACTGATACTGAATGGGCAGTAATCAAGTCAGAGTATTGTTATCTTGTAGGACAACATGAACTGCAAAACGAAATGTCTAAACTTCTTTTTGTTGATGAAGGAGGAGATATAGATACAGAAATAATCTTAAATGGCATTGGTCAAGATAGTCATGAAACATTCTGTCTATATAAAGATGGTAATTTGGAAAGAATATCTTTATATGAAGATGATGATATACACTACAACTTCTGCAAAACTGCTGAAAAAGCATATGACATTATTGTTTGGCATTTGCTTATGACAGCCAGAGTTGTTGCTCCAGATGCAATCTCAATAAAACGAGATAGAGTTGAAAGCCAGGAGTTTTTCTGTAACCCAGATAGGAGAAATAACTATGAGTAATAATCCAATCGAAAAAATAGCTGAAAACTGGTTGACCGCCACAGGGAACAGTTTAGAAGATACAGTTGGACACACTTTGTTGTCACTTGGTCAACTGATAATTACACAAATGCAACCTGATGGTGCGTACTACATTGAAATAAAGGACAAGAAAGGAATTACAAAAATATTTACTTATGAACCTGACTATGATGAATTGCGAGAATCTATTGATAAAGGTTTTGCTGAGATTCAAACAACATCTGCGGAAGGCACTTGTCAATTAGTATTAATGTTTCAATGTTTAGAGTTCGTTATTTTGGCAGATAATACTGTAATTACTAGGTACGAAGATAATGTTTCTGGCACATCAGAGGCTTTTTTTCCATACGAGACAGGAGAATAATTATGGGGTACACAAATTATTGGCTACAAAAAAAACCTTTCAGCGATCCTCAATGGAAAGCTATCAAGGCAGAATATTTATATTTGATAGAACAGAATAAAGTTACTAAACTTTTTGTTGATCAAACTGAAGATATTGACAATGACATAGTGTTAAATGGTGTTAGTCAATATGAACCTTTCTATTTGAGTAAGAAAATAAAAGAACCACGCTATGAAGGTGATAATGTAGCCTTTAATTTTTGCAAAACTGCTTACTTGCCTTATGATCTTATTGTGTGGCACTTGCTTGTATTTGCAAAAGCGGTAGCACCAGGAAGTATCACAATTTCGAGAGATCGAAACGAACCAGACTTACACAACTTACTAGGAGAATAACTATGTCATTATATTTTAGAAATCTCTCAATTACTGAGAAAAGAGTAGAAGAAGATTATTACTCAGAGAAATTAAAAAAGAGTATTAAGTATAAAAAGCCAAAAGTAACTACTAAGGTACTTTATGAAAATAAATGGGTTGGGAATATCGGTGATCTATACGACAAAATCAAATTCATTACCGAAGAACATGGCTCACACTTGTACGGCAAAGGTCATACTTTGACTATTAAAGTAGAACCAGAAATAGATTATTAGAAACTCTTTCTGATTATCTGAAACTTAGTAACTGTACTTTTGATCACCTCTGACAAGCCACCCATGCCCTTGTCGGAGGTGATAACGTTCATAAGGAAGTACCTGGTGTCGTCCTCTTTTACTAACCACCCGATAGCCTTGCACTCGACAGGCGGTTCATTTAATTCCTCTTTCTCAAGCCACCCTCCATCGCCTTGATGATCTAGAAAAAAAATCAATGCTAGGGGGAATTTTTGGTACTTATAGGGCATTAATTATTCCATTGGTAGCTATGATTGCTAACACGATCTGTAAAGTTAATAAGTAATATGCTTGGATTAATTTTGCGAACCATACCCATAAAATATCAGCCAATAAATTTAACGACCACCCCACCAAGTATTTTTCTTCTGATATTAGATAGACAGCTATAATAGTTATGGCAGTCGAAATTGCTTCTAATTTTTTTATCACAATTTTACTTCAGCATAATAATCCTTTAAGGCTTTTGTCTCTTGATGCCACTTGTGGCAATCATTACAACTTTTCCGCCGGTAAACCCTAGTTAATGTGAATTTCGGTTGCGATCTGAATATAGTATTATCCGAACCACAATTAGGGCAACAATCTGTTGTGCCTTGCCAGAAGTTCATGTTTGGAAATTGTTTCATATAAGGACGAAGTCTGGTAAAAACACGCTCCAACGACAAAATATCGCCTTTACAGTAATGCACCATTTCCTTGAGTGCTTTAGTCCTAGTATTTAGATTGCTATGCTGAGACACAATATCTTTCCACATAGCCCAACCGCGTGTCGGAACTTTACCTTTACCTGATAAATGTTTGTCGAGGAAATCTAGTCTATAATAATCAAAACCAAATTTTCTTGCCTGTTTTAAAGTATCAATGGCGGTCAATTTTGGTAGTGATTTTAACCCATAATAAATACACCGAGCCTCAATTTTTGGGAGGTCGAACCGATCTCCGTTTTGGTGAACCAGGATGTGATTATTCTCACCGCAATCCATTAGAACTTTGTGTAACTCTACAATAACTTTCTTGTCATTTCGTGGTTGTCGTGGATTGATCTGTACACTATGAATAGTTTTATTACCAGAATATTTCCATGCAGCACAAGCTATTGTTGTTGTCTGTTCGTTAAAGTCGTGAGGGATATAATCTGTTTTTGCAGACCAATGGTGTGACAACATCGGTAACGTCTCAATATCCCAATACAAAAACATTTTACCAACTACCTATAACAAACCCCATGATAAAATAAGCTGCGTAGTAAATAAATCTAGGTAGGCTCTCTAAAATGAAACTAAAATCACCCCACATTTCTTTAAGTTTATCTAACATAATATTCATCCCATCTTCTGTTAATTCGATTAATTCTTTCATTCGTAAGTCATTGTTTCTTCGTTATTCTGGTAGATGCTGTAATATCTCTTTTCAATATAAATGCGAATTTCAGCCTCTCAGGAGGTCATTTTTTCCATGCTCGAACAGATTGTTCTGCTGACCGACCCACCACATAACCTCCAAGACCTATTTTCAATAAATCCCACATGTCAGGCGGTATCTCAAGCATTGGTGCGTTTTCCATGAACAACGAAAGGTACGGATAAATGATGTAATTGTTAGCAATAATTATCCCAAACAAAATCATAATACAAGGTCGCCAGTTTGACGTTAGCCAAGACTTGCTTTGTGCCTCTGCAATTATGATGTCAGCTTGTTTTTCAAACTCTTTAAATGATCCATCAGCAATCATTGATTGAAACTCAAGCTGTGCCTCTTGCTGTTTTTCCTTATCAGGGAATAACCGCTTTATAAGAGTGTTAGCTAATGGTGCTAATATCTGTATCATCTTACTCTCGCTATTGTTTCATTTGGTAACATTTGTCTCACTCTACAATGAGGTCGAACATATTTAATTCCTTTATCCTTGAACGTATCATTTAAAAAATCTTTGAATCCTTGATTAGTTTTAAATTTGGCACACTCTATCGCTGTTGGGAAAAAGTAGCTTGTGTTTAACTCGTCAACTCTCCCATCGTAATAATAAAGTACCAGGATAATGACGAATTTACTCATGCTAACCTTGAACCAATAAGTCCATCTCCTCTGCTGTTCTGTTTTTTAATTGTTCGCCACGCTTTGAACTCATTAGTTCAACACCTGCGCCAATCCAATCGTTATTCTGTATCGCTGCAATCATGCGTTTGAATTGCATGAATCTATTTCTGCCTAAATTAAACATAACGCTTGTTAAAGCTGTCTTTCTGTTATCGCTGAAGCTGTTCCAATCTGCAAATATTTGATCTAAAGCACACGTTGCCCATTCAATATCATTTTTTAAACACAATTCTGCCGTACATTCTGTTGCTCCGTCCTCTATTAATGCAACTATTTCATCTGGCATGAAAGGAGTGTTGTCTATATTTCTACCATAAAAAACTGTCCTCTTACCGGCAGTACACTTATAAACCTCTAGTCTCAGTCCTTCGTGCTTTTTGATGAAGTCAATTAGGCTCAATGGATCGAACTAGATTCAGGTTCAGCAACATAAATGACCTCATGTGTGGTCATTAAATTACGAATCTCTGTAAAAATTAAATTGTTATATGTAACTTGGGCAGTCAAATGGTTGATTGCCTCAATTAAGTCTGCATTAGTGTCTGGTGTCATAGGTGTAGTTCCCCTACC